TGACTGCTATACGGTTTCCCGCTCTCATGCTGACGATAGAGATTATAACAGCCTGCACCCTAGCACGTCCCTACAACATCATTCCACCAGTCGCGCGTCTGAATCTTGCAAAAGACAAGGTCTTTGTGTCAAAATCTGGAGGAATGGCCGCATCGTAACATTCACCTAACATCGCAATCCCTGGATAAGCCCCATAACCAATATTTGAGCTTACTATTTTTAGCGTTGAAGGATCGGATTTCTTAGGATTGAGTGCATAGTAAGGAGACATCACAAAAATTCCATCGTCAAAAGGCACATTGTACACACACATGTAGTCAATAACATTACAGAGTTGGCGTTCAAATGCAGTTTCATACACTGTTCCACACGCAGGACAAAAGAATTCGGTGGTTTGATCGTCAGAGATAAACATCATTTGAGTAATGTTACGCGGAGTACCATGTTTACAAAGACCAGACATTTGTCCAAGGCGTGTGTGACCGAACTTTGTAACACCATTCTTACATCGGACTCGTAACGAAAGTAAGACTTGAGCCAAAGGAGAGATCCCTTCAATATCAGTAATAGCAGTTGGTAAAAGGCAGCTGATTTTTTGTGTTGCATACATGTATCCGATTTCTGACAACGCATCGGCAACATCATGAAAACCGTGATCATGCAAGAAGACATCTATAGTATGGCGAACTGGGTTAGGCACATTATAGGGTCGTTTTGTCATAACGTAACGTTTTGAGTCGTCCAAATTGATAAGTGTTAGGAGTCTGTAAAGCGCAGTTGAAACTTCACCACTTGGTAGGACACACTCAATTTCTTCGCCACTTAGAATATGCTCTCTACCCATATGACAAAGTTGAGAGAAGTAGAAGCAGACAGTCTCAGCACTTGGAGTCAAAGGATGGAGTGGGTGGGATAACGGTGCAGTTGAGTCGACTATAGTATGTATGTATCCACCATATGGGAACGAGAGAAGCTGGTCTGGAAGCGGAGTAACGGCGGTAAGAAAAACAAACGAGGTCATTAAAGTGCGGGGAAGATCCCGGAAAATAGCTCTGAGGAGATAAGGTGAGCCTTCAAGCACTACTCCGATGACTTGTGAATTTTGGTTATATGCTACATGACGGTGAAGGTGAAAAACATTATCACCACAAATTATACGAAATGCACCGAGATACTCATCGAAATATGTATCAGTCATACTTTTATCGACTATCTGAAGGGGTTGACGTGACATCCAGATGACATGCTCGACATGAGTTGGGTTAGCTTTATAGATCACTCCATAGTCAGTATTACGACATGTGTTTACGTCGGAAACCAGATGAACATCACTCCTTAATTCTTCAGTACTTGACCAGTCAGATGTTGGAGCTGAAAATGGTAACGTAACACGGAAATCAGCGTGCTTATATTTCATTAGATCATGACGTGCAGTTCCTTCCATAACACGATGAGATAAAGGCACAGATTCAATTGCTTGGATTCGCTCAATGGCATTCTCACGTTCGACCATGCGAGATTTTAGTATCTCAACAGCAGTATTGAAGTCGACATGTTTAGACGGGTTGGCAAGATTCGAGATTGTCTGTTGTACATGCATGATTTGACCAGAGTAATCCATTAGAAGCTCGTGTACACGTTGGAATGAAGGGTTCAGATTAGCAAGAGTTGGCATCGCGGAGAGAAGATCAATGTGACGAGGAACGAGATCAGCAAGCTTGGTAATACATTCATCGAGACGTTTTGAAGCGCATAATTCACTGAGTTGATAGGCAATTCTATCATGCATAAGGTTGCAGTTGTCTTCAGCTAATGAGTTTGCGATGATTGGAACGACATCAGAGTATTGAGATTTGATTTGACAATCGGGGCGGGCTTCAACTTCCTGATGATGGACGGAAACGGTGGATCGGACACTGGTATAGGACTGAACTTCACATGATGAATGGATGCCTGATAAATGAATTGGTGTTGGTCTGTCGGATGAAATGACGATGATGGTTATGTAACTCATTGTGGGGCTGATGCAATTTGTCGTAAGTATGAGAAATTGATC